ATAGCCCCTGTCCAGACCGGCGGCAACGACCGCATGGGAGGGATGAGTGCTGTGTTCCAGGACCATAGACAGCCAGGTGCCTAGATTGACCAGGCACAGAATGGGGAACGATAAAATGTTACCCATTAGCTGTCCATTAGACTGGGGGGTTAGAGGAGGGAGGGACACACTGTCCAATAGGGCCTCTGGTACTTTATCACGGAACATGGAGAGCGTCTGGCTATAGTCCAATTCGGAAGAAAAGAGTGACTGAGTCACTCTCTCTTTCAGGGTTGGATCAATGGCAACGTTCCTCATGAGGCCGTCATAGATGACTCGAGACGCCGTACTCGACAGGCGATCAGTAGCAGCGGAGTAGTCTCCCGACACGAAGGCTCGACCATCATCAAAGTCGAAGCGGCCGACCACCTTGGCCACCCTCTCACCCCCAATAAGCTCAAAGGGGCGGAGGGACTTCAGTGTCTTATGCCAGATCCTTTGAAAGGGACTGGACGCTGCTGTGACGGGGCCATCAGCTATGGAAATAGTCCGGATCTTGAAGGGCTCTTGGAGCGCCACGACCGATACGCGGGGACTGAAATCCCACTCCCGCCAGTCAAACTGGTAGGGAATGTTGTAGAAGCTGGAAACACCAGTCCGGGGGTCATAAGACATAGACGTTAGTTCACGAGCACCAAAACCGCCAAGACGGTGGAATTGTGCCGAGCGAGTGCCCTTCATTGTCCTCCAACGCTCGGATTCGGCGTCGTACATCTTCACCCAACCAGCCGAGCTCGAGAGCTTTGCTTGGGGGAGGGAAGTGTAGTGCACGATATCCTTGTTATCGTAGGCCAGTAGGGCGACGGATCGCGAGAGTGTTTCCAACACACCGCGCTCCCGCACACCCAGCTTCGGGGGACTCGAGCTCAACAGCCCAGCGTGGTCAAACAGGGACTTGGAGACCTGGTCCACCCACATTGAGGGGAACATGGACTTCAGACCCAGGAGTGACCACGCCAGGTTGAGTGACCTAACAGTAGCATTCCCCGTTCGCGTCGACTCGGTAAGCCTTGTGCGCAGAACGGAGATAGTCTTAGACTGAGAGGGAAACAGGGCAACTAGGGGATGGGTAGTTGCGGGGACCCAGTCGGGCCTCGGGGGGGGATCACGATAGATCATGGCACCGGTGTCAACATCCTTGATCCCGGCACGAAGTGCGAGAAAGTAGGCAGTAGCCCACTTAGCAAGGGAGATGAACTTTCCGGATAGCCATAGATCCGCGTAGTAGACTGTAAGTAACTTCCTCTCCTGAAAGGAGCAGCTCAGCCGGTGAACCTGAAAAAAGGTTTCAAAAACCCGGATAGAGTTGTTGGAGTCACGAACAGCTTCCGCGCGCGCCCAGGCGCCAACGCCGATCGAATCATATCGATCGGAAGCCTCTGCAGCAAACTCTGCAGCCAGCCCTAACACGGCAGGG